ATCACCGACATCTCGGGACGCTCTGGCGCGGCGAGAAGCCATGGCAGTGGCTGGCATTCGCTTACGGGCACGTGCAGCCGATCGGATTCCGGAACCATCGTCGCGGGCGACGCTTCTGGCAGTTTCATATCACCCCAATTCACATCGAGCGTGACGGCTCGAATTGGGAATGGGGGATCTGCATCGGTAAGCGGACCCTGCTGCTCCGGAAGCACGCCTGATGGCCGTTCCCAAGCCGCAGCCAAAGGACTGGCTCAAGGCGGCTGCCGACGAGTTGCGGCTTGGGGATCGCGAAACGCTTGCGCTCCTACAGGAGGCATACCGCAACATCAACAGGATCCTCAAGGGCTTGCCGGATACCCCGGATGCAGCCTTTGGGAATCTGATCTACCGCGCTCAGCTTGAGCGCACACGTCAGGAGCTTCTCAAGGAGCAGGCACGACTCTTTGATAAGCTCGGGGACAAGGTTGCCGCTCGTCGGTTGAAGTCGGCCTCACGAGCAGCGAAACTCAGTGCAGCGTCGGATGCAGCCCTGCTCGCTCTCGTCGGCGAGGGCGAGGACGGGCAGCGGCTGTACGACGGAGCGGGGATCACCTCGCAGCGGGTCCTGGAGACGATCCTGGCTCGGATGGGGCTGAGTCAGGTTCCACTCGCCGAGCGGATCTACAAGACTTCGGCTTGGATGAACAAGCGACTGGACCGGCTGATTACACAGACCATGGCTGCCGGCCTGAACGCTCGCCGATTCGCGAAGGTCGCGCGGGACTGGTTCGCGCCGAGCGTCCCGGGTGGCACGCGGTACGCTGCATACCGATTGGCCCGCACCGAGATCAACAACGCGTTCCACGCGACCTCGGTGAGCTACGCGCAGGGCAAGCCCTGGGTCTCGGAGATGGACTGGAACCTCTCCAAGAGCCATCCTGAGCCTGACAAGTGCGATGCGTATGCTGCTGCGAGTCCCTGGAACGTCACCGAGATCCCGCGGAAACCGCATCCGCAGTGTATGTGCTACGTGACCGAGATCACGCCGGACGAGGATGAATGGATCGACCGCTTTGTCGCGGGTGAGTTTGACGACTATCTGGACGGTGAACTCGCGAAGCTCGATGAGCGAGATGGCCTGAGCAAGGTTTCCAAGTCCAAGGAGCCGGTCAAGGTCTCCTCTACGCCAATTGTGTCGGATCCTGAGCCGATCAAGCCCGAGCCAGAGCCTCTCACTGGGCAGGCGGCCCATGACGTGGTTTTGAAGGGGCTGTACAAGCGCGGTTCGTTGACTCCGAAGCAGCGGAAGGCTGCCAAGATCTGGGAGACTGGCTGGTTCATGGTCATCAATAACCTGCTGCGTCGCGACGACCTCGCGGATCCCGAATACAAGAGCGAGGTTCAGACGATTGCCCAGCTGGATTCCGCCTACGCGGAGAGCGTTCTGCCGGCTCCGATTCAGACCTGGCGCGGCATGTATAGCTCCCGGCGCTTGTTCGGGGACCGGTTTGATGGCGACCTCACCGGCTTCTCCTGGGAGGAAAAGGGCTATAGCTCCACCACGACGAATGAGGACATTGTCAACCAATTCAATTTGGAGGGTGAGGCTGAGAACGTCAAGATCCGAGTTACAGTAGATGCAGGGGTGCAGGCCCTGGAGGTCAGCACCGAGACGCGGGGCTCGGCGGACAATGGGCCGCAGGCGGAGATCGCGTTGCAGCGCGGGCTGAAATGGACAATTGAAAAGGACAACGGATATGACGACACCGGCAGGCGACTCCTTGAAGTCCGCGTCAGTGCGATCGACACAGGGGCTGACACCCCAGGAGCGGATGCGAGAGCGACAGGACGGAAACTATCAAGTTCCAGTCCTGGCGGAGCCGACTAATCCCAATGCGCCGATCCCGAGGACTCCAGCGCGGGCCTGACAGCAATTGGGTTCGGGAAGTGGTCCTTGGGGCTTCCAAGTAGACTCACGGGCCAGCACAGGGTATAAACAAGGAGCGTAATTAATGGCTGAGGGTGAAGGCGCACAGAGCGGCGCGGAAGGCACACAGGGCGGTGCCGAGGATTCCACCACCGGCAACACCGGCGTAACCGAAGGAACGGGCAGCGGCGAGGGCACACAGGGCGGTGCCAATCAGCAGACCCCAAACGAGGCGGATAGCCTCCGGGCACAGCTGGAAAGCCAGCAGCAACGGACTCGGGCCGCCGACCAGCGGGCAGCGAAGATCGAGCAGGAGCTGAAGCAACTGCGCGATAAGGACCTGCCCGAGATCGAGAAGCTCAAGCGCGATTTCGACGAAACGGCCAAGCAAAGCGACCAGCTCATGGAGTCCAACCAGCGCCTAGCGCTGCAGGTGGCCTTCCTGAGCGACAACGCGGTTACCTGGCACGACCCGAAGACCGCACTCAAGCTTGTCGACACTTCCCAGGTGACGATCGATGACGACGGCAGCGTGTCCGGCATGAAGGATGCCCTAGCGGCTCTCGCCAAGTCTCACCCGTACCTGGTGAAGACGGAGACGCCCGGAGCGGCTACGCCTCCTCCGGCGACTTCACCCAGCAACAACGGTGGTAGCGGCACCGGGCGTCCTAAGACGGGTGCCTTGGCAGCGCGTCTGCCCGTGATGCGTACGCGGATCAAGCCCCAGTAAGGGCTGCGATCCCAGGATCACCTGAGAGGGGTGACATGTCCAGGTACGACAAGTACGACCCGTACGACGGTGGTTTCCGTGCGCGTCTGAACGCAGCCATTGCCTCCGCCGACGTGGGGAAGATCCGAGCGGTGTCGATCAACACCTCCGGCCGGGTCGTGATCGGGGGTGCCGGCCTCATCGACATCCGGGGCGTCATCTGTCCCACGGAGGCGATGAACGCCGGTGACGCGATCGACGTCATGACGGACGGCGAGATCGCCGACGCGACGGAGACCGCGGGTACCGCCTTCACCGGCGGTGCGCTGGTATACGCGCACATCGACGGAACGGTGGACGACACCGCCGCGTCCGGAAAGGCCATCGGCTTCACGGTCGAAGTCAACCGAGTCATCATGCGCTGCACCACCGCGCTGACGGCCGCGTAAGAGGGGAGTGACCGATGGCTAAGGGTTATGCAGCCAGGGGTGACATCCTCACCCGTACCAGGGACGGCCAGGATCTCAACGCGATCTGGGATTCCTACGCCCAGGCCCTCGCGGACTTCAACTCCGCGCGGCAGCCGTTGATCGACCTGCTCTCCTCGCGGGTCACCGGCATCGTCGATGAGATCACCAACCCGGGCACCGAGCGTTTCGAGCGCCAGACCGAGTTCGGTATCGCGCAGTCGGTCCGGCCGATCCCCACCGTCGCCAGCCGGGCGTACCCGTTCGACTGGTACGACCTGCGGCACGGCTACACCTGGCGTTACCTGATCAAGGCGACGCAGGCGCAGCTGGACTCGGTGCTGAACGTCGCGATGGAGGCCGAGAACGCGCTGGTGTTCGAGCAGGTCACCAAGAGCCTGTTCAACAACGCCAACCGGACGGCAACCGTCGAGGGCATCACCACGCCGTTCACGGTCGTGGCGCTCTACAACGCGGACGGCAGCTACATCCCGCCCTACAAGGGCCAGACCTTCGCCGGTTCGCACAACCACTACCTGGGCTCCGGCGCCAACGTCGGCCAGGTGGCGTTCGATCCGCAGGACTTCCTGGACCTCGCGGGCACGGTCGAGCACCACGGCTTCACCAAGGCCGAGGGCTACAACGTCATCTTCCTGATGAACCCTGCGGACGCGGCCTCCTCGGTCGTCAAGTTCCGCCGGGGCGTTGTCTTCGCCTCCGGCGGTGCGGCCACGGTGGAGTCGCTCTACGACTTCATCCCCACGCAGGCGACGAACCAGACGCTGCTGCTGCCCCCGGGCTACACGCTCAACGGCAGCCTCGCGCCGCAGTCGTTCGCCGGCATGGATGTGGTCGGCTCCTGGGGTCCGTACCTCATCGTGCAGGACTACCAGATCCCTGCGGGCTACATGGTCGCGGCAGCATCCGCCGGTAACAACACCAACCTCAACATCATCGGTATCCGTGAGGACGAGAACCCCTCGCTGCAGGGCCTCGTTCTCAAGCCGGGTGACAACTCCGCGTATCCGCTGATCGACTCGCATTTCATCCGGGGCATCGGCGCCGGTGTGCGGCAGCGCGGTGCGGCGGCCATCATGAAGCTCGATGCGTCCGGCGGTGCCTACACCGTCCCGGCCTCGATGGCCTGGTAAGGAGATCCTCACATGAGCATGGAAGTCGATCTCAGCACTCCGCTGACCCGCGAGGAGCGGGAGTACCTCCACATGCGCGGTCGCATCGGCGACATCGAGCTGGCCGACAACCTGCACGGCCAGTCGGATGACCCGGAGCTGTCGGAAGGCGACGGCACCGGTCCGCGGTCCTGGTCCGTCACCACCGCTGAGGCGGCTCAGGAGCGGCGCGAGCGGCTCCTGGCCGAACTGGCGGAACTCGACAAGCTGGAGCTGGGCGCCGGCACCGACGGAGACGACGAGGGCCTGCCGCCTTACGAGCAGTGGAATTCTCGGGATCTCAACGATGAGTTGAAGGCCCGTGAGATGCCGGCTGGCGGCAGCAACCAAGAGAAGGCCCGGCGTCTGCGCGAAGACGACGAGCGTCTGGCGGCGGCGGAAGCCGAGCGTCAGAAGCAGTAACAACAGATCGAGCGCCAGCCCCGCCCCAAGCGCTCCGGGGTGGGGCTGGCGTTCTTAGCAGGGGAGGGGACCGATGGCTACCACTGACCAGATCTCACAGCTGCGGATCCTCATTGCCGAGCCGACCGCAGACAACTACAGCGACGAGGTTCTGGGCGCAGCGATCGACGCGGCCGGGAATGTCAAGGGTGCGGCGGCCGACATCTGGCTGGGGAAGGCTGCACAATCAGCCGGTCTGGTGAACGTCTCGGAGTCCGGTTCCTCACGGAGTCTCAGCGATCTCCACAAGAACGCCCTTGCGATGGCCAAGCAGCTGGGTGCCGAAGAGGAAGAGTCGGTCTCCGACGCTACCGGGATTCGCATCCGCAGGATCACGCGCAGATGAGCGGGATCGAGGCAGCCGAACTCGCGGTGCAGCGGAACCTGACCGCAGCTTTCATCGCGGCGGACTGGATGATGGTGGCACTGGAGCGCCGGACCCGGACCGCCGACGGCGAGGGCGGGTACCTGGAAGGTCCGGCCGTCCCCCTTGCAGCGCAACGGATGCGGCTGATCCCGCGGCAGGACGGCTCTGTGGAGCGGATGACCGCAGACGGCAAGGTTGTCCTGCCAGCCTATTCGCTCATGGGATCGCACGATGCTGACATGGAGCGTTGGGACGAATTCGAAGTCAACGGCCATCGCTATCAAGTCGTCTTTATCAACCAGAATCGGCAATACGAGGTGAAGGGGGAGGTGGCCTACCTTGCCTAGCGGATTCAAGATGGACACCTCCCGGTTCAAGAGCGGCAAGCACCTGGATGAGAAGATCGAGCGGGCTCTCTATGGCGTCTGCAAGTACTGGGATGGCAAAGTCGAGACGCACATGAAGCACAACGCGCCTTGGACCGACCGGACGACCAACGCCCGGAATGGCCTTGCGGCGCGAGCGGCCAAGTTGGGCCGGGGCGTATTCGCCATCATCCTCTCGCATGCAGTCGACTACGGCATATATCTTGAAGCCGGCACCGAGCACATGCGGGCTCGGCCGATCATCAACCCCACCATCAACCTGTACGCACCGCGGGTCATGGCCTTCTGCAACAAGCTGCTCGACCGGCTCGATCGGCAGGTGGGCTAGATGCGGAAGACAATCCGGGATCTCTTGGTGGGGACACCGGTTTTGACGTCGGTAGTCCCCGCGGTGCGGTGGTTCGCGGCCGGAGCGGTGGTGGACCGGCCGAAGGAGGAGATGTTTGTCGTCCTTCGTTGGCTGGCGCCGGTGCCCTCGGGGGCGGCCGGACGGTTCCTGAACCAGCTGCGCGTCGATGTGCATGACCGGCGGGGCAGCTACACGAGAATTGATGCGCTGCTGGGGAATCCGTACTCCGGCGGCGGCATCTACGATGTACTGAGCGGCATCGTCGATCTGAGCGGCGCTGACGGCCGGGTGACGCAATGCGATTACCTGAACCACAGCGGCGATCAGGAGGATGAGACGTACGGGACCAACTACAAGTTCAGTAGCTGGCAAGTGATTGGAGTGCAGTCGTGACGGATCGACCGGAAGACCTGGCGGACGGCCCGGCCGTGGAGGAAGCCCCGGCGCCGGAGCCGGAGGCCCCCGCCGAGGTCGAATACCTGGAATACCTCGGGGATCCCCAGTACGGGACGGAGTTCCTGTCGGAGCACCGGATGCGACCGCAGGACGCGGTGCTGAACGGCTGGGAGACCAAGCTGACGGAGGACGTGGTATGGACCAAGCGTCCGGCCGGACGTCACAAGGGCCGGATGCTGGTGCCGGTGGCGGATCTGCCCGAGGGCATGACCGAGGAGCTGAAGCACGACCCCGCATTCCGGGTCACCACCCTCAAGGAGTA